GTCTTGTGATTAGTCTATTAACAAGCATAGCACCTATCTTAGGTGGCTTCTTAATGAAGTTGTTTGCTCTTAATCAACAAGCTAAAGCAGAACAACAGTCACAAATGCTAGATGCGTTTGCTGCTAGATCACAAGCTGTAGATGCTGCTCGTATCGCTGCTAATAAAGAAAGCCCTATGGCTGCCTTAAACAGACGATTAATCATTTGGGTGATGCTTGCCTTGATTACTGTTTATGTCCTTGCTCCTATTATATTTGACCTTCCTACTGCTATTCCTATCGTTACTGAAGGTATTAGCTTTCTAGGTTTTGATATTACTTCTGATACTGTTGAATATACGATGGTTAGAGGCTTGGTTAAGTATGATGAGATATTCGGATGGACTAGCTTAATAGTTGAAATGTACTTCGGTGCATCACTTGCTAAGGGGAGATAATGAAAGCACTATTACTAGCATTGCTTGTTACTACAGCTCACGCTGTTGACAACACCTATACAACCACTACTACATCAAACTCAACTGTTAATTCTACTTCAAACAACACAAGCGCCTCTACGGTTGACCATAAGAACCAACCTGTAGGTGGTGCTAAAGCTCCAAGTATCTCAGTAAGTAATTCTGATGTATGTGTTAGTGGTGTTAGTGGTGGTGTTCAATCAAATGTGATTGGATTATCATTTGGTACTACTGTGATTGATGCTAACTGTGAGAGACTCAAACTTAGTCGTGAATTGCGTAAGGGTGGTATGAAGGTAGCCTCTATTGCTTTATTATGTCAAGACCCTAGAGTATTCCAAGCTATGATTATGTCAGGCACACCTTGTCCTGCTAAAGGTAAGATTGGTAGTGCAGCTGCAGGATATTGGAACGCTTACCCTGAGCTGAGACCTGACTTTCAAGAATATGTAGCTAATAAGCAAATACTTATTGACGCAGGCTACTTAAACAAAGACGGTTCACTAAACACGGGAGTCAAAGTTGAAAAAGTTACTAGCTTTAAACCTTCTACTTCTAATTGGAACTAGCCAAGCACTAAACACGGGCAACGTCCTAGACCCTAATCCTACTGACGGATTCTTAGATGGTATCTATGACTACCCGAACATTCATAGCCATAGCCCTACTGACCCCGTTATATTTACAGGCAGTCCTAACCATCTTAATAAAACAGACGAGTTGGTCAAGGTATCTGATTATGTGGGTGAAGACCAACTTATGAGTGGTATTAATTGGTCTGTGGATTATATGTCTGTTGTTGATGCTACTATCTACGCAGGTGTGGTTTTGTATGATGCTAATAGTAACTCACTAGATTCAGAAGTAGGCTCTTATGACGTTGGTGCTGCAGGTAATAACTATGTAACTATCTCAGGTATATACAGTAACCCTCTAATACTACCTGATGTTGAGTTTATATCATTCACTATCGGTGGTATATCTGATAGAGGTGGTACTGATGATATTAGATTAACGAACCCTACACTATCTATAGACTATCACGATAAGGTTGCTGATGAGATTCTTGAGGAAATCATTAACGATATTATTGATAATGGTGGTGAAGTAATGAAGGTTGAAGAGATACAGCTAGAACCTTTGATGGAAATAGTTGAGGAGGTAGCTGAAGAGGTTGTCGAGGAAGTGGTCAAAGTAGTAGAGACGGTTGAGGTTGCTGAAGTAGTGGTCGAAGTAAAAGAAGAGACTAAGGCTGAGGTTAAAACAGTAGCTGTAGTAGCCCCAAAAGTTCAAGCCAAGACTGTAGTTAAACCTGCCACCAAAGTAGTAGCAAAAAAGTCAGTTAAGAAGCAAGTAAAAAAGGTGGTTAAGAAGACCGTCAAGAAGCAAGTTAAGAAGACTATCAAGAAGTCTATAGTAGTTATTGCTAAGACTACAACAGCCAAGCAAGACGTACAAGTTGGTGAAGCTACAACAGATGCGCTGCAAACATTAAACCTAATTAAGTCCATCACAGTTATGACACAAGTAGCACTGGTGGACACAGTAGATATAAGCAGTTACACAGGTATCACATTGAGTGAGTCAGTAGAATTAGAAGATAACGATGATTGGTATCAAGACCAAGCATTTTATAGTTCGATAGGAATGACCGATAGTGGCATCTTAAACGGTTACAATAGCGTAAAAATTAACGATAACAGGGAATGGTATGGAAGCAATAATCAATTTTATTAAAGAAGCATTAGAAGGTAAGAAGATGTCAGCAAGCTGGATTGTAACTATAGCTATTGCTATTGGTGGTTTAGTATTCTCAGGGATGTTAGCTCTTCAGAAGTACGAGACGGTACTAGCTGATATAGAGGCACTAAATGTTTCTTCTCATGAAAAAACACCTGTTTATACATATACATATGACGATACTGCGCTAGAAGCAATTACAAGAGTAAACTCAGGAGCTATCATTAGCTTGTCTGAAAAAATAAAAGCATTAAGAAAAGACCAAGATCGTGTTGATACTAAAGTAAACTCAACAGGAAACCCGTTATCACTATGAATAAATCTACAATAATCTTTTTAGCAAGTATGATTGTAACAGCAACAGCTTTTGCTTTCTTTAATCAAATGATGTCAATGCCTCAACAGGTAATGCAAGGTAGTATGCAAATGATAAATCCACAACAAACGTGTGACTGTAAATGTCCACAACCTCAATAATAAAGGAGAAATAAGATGTTAAGATATAACATAGAAGTTACAAATAAAAAAGTAAAAGCAAAAGCAGAACTTAAAGGTGAAACTAAAAAGAAAGAGACAACTAAAAAGAAATCTTCTAAGTAATTGATTTAACTGAAGTTTTTGTATTATAATGCAACCAAACGGAGAACCTAATGACCTTTAGAGAACTTATCAATGAAGTCCTAATCAGGTTGAGAGAAGAAACCATTGCTACCGACTGGTCGGGTAATATCAATGACAGCACAACAGTAACCGACTATCAGAAGGTTATTGGCTCACTGATTAACGACTCTAAAAGTAATATTGAAGCTTACCACGATTGGCTAGTCCTTCGTGAAACTGTTGACGTACCTACAGTAGTAGGCACTAGAAACTATAATTTATCGTCTGGACAAGAGATAAAAGTTATCGATGTTATAAATCAAGATCAAGGCACTCACCTTAATCAGATTAGTCGTACACATTTAAATGCAATGAAATACCCTAGCGATAATTCAGGCGATCCTTCATATTATGCTTTTAACGGTGTTGACTCTTCAAACAACTTAAAGATTGATTTTGAGCCTAAGCCTAATAAAGTCCAAACCATTTCATTTGACATTGTTAAATATCAAGATGTATTAAAACTTTCAGCTACCGCAATTAAAATACCAGAAAAGCCTGTTGTTATTGGTGCTTGGATGAGAGCTGTAGCAGAGCGTGGTGAAGACGGTGGAACTCAATCTAGTGTAATAGCTATGGAATACAAAGAAATACTTAATCAAGCTATCATGCTAGACAGTGGCAATACTAAATACGAAAGTGATTGGTATGTCAGCTAGATTAGAATATACTCCATTAGATAATTTAGGACTGAATGGTTTAAACGTTCAGGCAAATCCTGCCGCTATCGATCAATCATGGTTAACTGAAGCGGATAATATTGTTTTAAGAGAATCAGGTCGTATCTCATTTAGAAAAGGCGTTAAGCAGAATATATTAAAGACAACTGCTAAGATTGGTGCTATAGGTGAGACAAGTACGGGTGTTGTAGTTGCCGCTGTAGGTACTAATATGTACACAGTAGACTTTACTGCCCCTAACTCCCCTTGGACTGCTGCTTATGCTACTGGAGGCTCTGCCTCTGACTGGCAAATGATAGACTTTAATCGTGAGCTATACTGCGTTCAATCTGGTCATATACCTATAGAGTTGGATGGCACTACTTGGGCGGCGTTGCCTGCTACTTCTGGATATAACGCACCCGCTGGTGTAACCACTTTTAATCCAAGCTGTGGAATGGGATTCTACGGAAGGCTATGGGTAGGCGGTATTACTGAAGAGAAGGATGTTGTTTATTACTCTGATACTTTAAATGCTCATAAGTGGAGTTCAGGTGCTGCTGGTGCGGTTGATTTGAAAACCGTTTGGGGAACAGATGATATTGTAGCTATTGCTCCATTCTATGGAAAGCTAGTTATCTTTGGTAAGAGTAACATCGTCATATATGGCGGACCATCTGAACCATCTACTATGGTATTAGACGAAGTTATTAGAGGTATTGGTTGTGTTTCAAGAGACTCAATACAGTCGGTTGGTGATGATTTATACTTCCTATCTTCAACAGGTGTAAGGTCTTTAAGCAGAACAACAGAGAAGGATAATGTACCACTACAAGACTTATCTTTAACAATCAAAGATACAATTATTAGAAACATCTCTCAAAGTTCAAATGCTAAAGCGTTGTATGTTGAGAACGAAGGTACTTATGTTTTATCTTTTGTTGATTTAAACATAACCTATGTCTTTGATATTAAGCATGAAACTCCTTCAGGCACTCCAAGAATAACAACATGGTCATTCGATGATGATAGAAACCCATCTAGCATGGCTTACACAGACTCTAAGGGCTTTTTAATAGGTCAGATAGCGGGATCAATAGCTACTTATGAAGGGTATTATGATAAGGATTATGTGAGCGGTGGAACTTATACGTCTGCATCTTACACAGGAACATTTAAAACTACTTGGATAGACTTGGGTCAAGGCGCTATGGCTTCTATCCTAAAGAAGATTAAAGCTGTAATCTCAGGTGGATCAGGAACTACTATTGGTGTTAAGTGGTATAAAGACTTTAGTATCGAGCCATCTAATACAACAAACTTCTTGCTAAATCCAGGAAGCTCGGGAACAGCTTCTTTATTTGGAGCTACAACATCTTTATTTGGTACATCTAAATTCGCACCTATTTTTGGAATGAAAGAATACAATATTCCTCTAACAGGAAGTGCTAAGTATTTACAACTAGAGATGAGTGGTGAAACCGCTGGCTCTACCTCTTCATTACAAGATATGACATTATTATATAAACAAGGGAAGATACGATGAGTAACTATACAATTGCAGTAAACTGGAGTGGTAAAGACGCTTTATCTGATTCAGATGCAGCCAAGGTAATCTCTGGAACAGATTTTAACACTGAGTTTTCAGCTGTTCAAACAGCAGTTAATACTAAAGCTAATCTAAATGGATCATCTAGTGAAGCCTTCGCTATTAACAACTTAACGGTTTCTGGAACAGCGACCATTGTAGGCGAGGCAACTGGACCAACTCCTACTACTGGAGACAATACAACTAAATTAGCCACAACAGCATTTGTAACTACTGCGGCTGCGGCTGTAGTTGCTGGTATAACTACTTACACTTTACCTGCTGCGACATCTTCTGCACTTGGTGGTGTGAAGGCTTCGTTGTCAGGAACAACATTAACTATTAGTACAACATAATGTCAATAACTTTCAACGGTACTTCTTTAAACTGGTACACTCATACGATAGAGAGTAACGGTTCTACTGTAAGCTCTCCTTCTGCGGTAGGCGAGGTTTACTTTGGAAGTACCAAGGTTTGGGGTGTTGGAGATTATTCATCAGAGACTACGCTTTATAGTTTTAGCTTAGCACCTGATTCACAGAACTTAGAAAACGCTATTGCTCAACTAAAGAGTACCTATGTTGCCGCTATCAAATCCTCCTCTTACAGTGTAGGACCAGGTGGCGATACACGATGGGATGTAATACTAAATACAGGATATCGTATGGTTACAAGCGATGGTACTTTTACAGGAAATGGCTCGGCTTCCTTTTATCTATGGGAAGGTCATTCAGTTACAGGTGCTAACACCTCACACAATGGTGGAACAAGTTG